TCTAAAGAAGTAGAAGGCTTCTTTACTAGGGCGATGGGAATACTAGGACTTTAAAGAATCCGTCAGCTACCCGCTAGTCTAGCGGCCCTGACACAACCGACGCGGCTACCCACAGCCATGTGGCCCCGCAAGTGAGGTAAATACAATGGCAAAAGCAAGAGGCCACCGTGCCAACAAAGTAAACGACTCTTTCGGAACACTCAACAACGACGCTCTCTACAAAGGAAAGTACAGAGACGAAGTTTACAAAGAGGATGAAGAAGAGACAAACGTGGAAGCCCAAGACGCTGACCCCGTAGAACAAGCGGCTACTCAGCAAGAACAGGGAAGTAGTTTCGTAGAGGCAAAGAAAGAGCCAAGCGAAGACCACGACTACAAGAAACGGTATGACGACTTGAAACGTCACTACGATTCAAAGGTACTGGAATTTAAGGGCGAAATAGAAGAACTTAAATCATCAGTTAATCAACGTAACGTAGAACTACCGCAGGGTGTACCAATGCCAAAGACAATGGACGAACTGGCACAGTTTAAAGATCAGTACCCCGAAGTTTTTGAAGTGGTGCAGACTGTTTCAACGATGCAGACCGAATCTCAACTTTCTCAACTACGAGAAGAGCTAGGCACTATTAAGGAGCGAGAGAAGGAGCTAGAAAAGCAAACAGCTTACGAGCAGTTGCTTAACGCACATCCTGACTTTAACGACTTAAAAGCCGATGAAAAGTTTCTTGAGTGGCTTGAGGAACAACCAAGCTCAATAGCAGATGGTATTTACAAAAACAATACCGACTCTAAGTGGGCGGCACGGGTCATAGACCTCTACAAGGCCGATAACAATATCGGCACAAAGAAGCAGACCAGACCTAAAAAGAATGAGGATGCAGCAGCCGCTGTTACCCGTCAAAATGCCAAAGAAGTCTCTACAAGGGATAACAATGGTAAAATCTGGAAAGCTTCACAAATCGCCAAGATGCGTCCGTGGGAGTTCGAGAAGATGGAAGCTGAACTCGACCTAGCACGGCAAGAAGGGCGAATCGAACTAAACTCTTAAAACCTCAAAATAAAGAAGGAATAGAACATGGCGTTTTCTACCTCTTCTGGATATGGAAACTTACCCTCCGGTAATTTTGCACCAGAAATCTTTAGCCAAAAAGTTCTCAAATTCTTTCGTCGCGCTTCGGTTGTTGAAGACATCACGAACACTGATTACGCTGGCGAAATTGAAAACTTTGGCGACACAGTCCGTATCATTAAAGAGCCGACTGTTACAGTATCCGCTTACCAGCGGGGTTCTGTTGTAAACCCACAAGACTTGGCTGATGACCAGATTACTATGGTTGTTGATCAGGCTAATGCGTTTGCTTTCAAAATCGACGACATTGAAGAGCGTCACTCGCACGTAAACTTTGAAGCACTTGCCACCTCTTCTGGTGCATTTGCCTTGAAGCGTAAGTACGACAAGACCGTTCTTCAGGCTATGTCTGACCAAGCCGGAATTGCAGCTTCTGCTGTATCTGGTACAACTCTGACCACTACTGCTGCTGCTGGTACTCTTGGTACTGCAAACGCACCCATCAACATCGAAACAGACGACGCTGGCATCAACCTGATGCTTGCAATGGCTCGTTTGCTTGATGATGAATCAGTGCCAGAAGAGAACCGTTGGTTTGTTGCACCTCCAATCTTCTACGAGAAGTGCTTCCAAGCCGGAAACAAACTTGCTGAAGTACAGGTTACTGGCGACGGTACCTCACCACTTCGCAACGGTCTTGCAACTGTCGGCACACTCGCTGGCTTCCGTTGCTACAAGTCAACTGCGCTTAACAGCACAGGCGGCACAGACCAAGTGACTTTAGTAGACGGCTCTGCAACTCTTGCAGTTGACGGCTCTGAGAACATTGTTCTCGCAGGTCACATGTCATCCACTTCTACTGCTTCGCACATTGCGAAAACAGAAGTGGTTCGTTCAACTGAATCGTTCTCCGACGTTATTCGTGGACTGCATGTTTTTGGGCAAAAAGTACTTCGCCAAGAAGCAATCGTTCGCGGCGTCGTAGACTTTGCATAGGGGGGCTAAATAAATGGCTACTATTGATTTCACCATAACAGGTGGGGGAACTGTAGGACATCCCGCTCATGCGATTCGTCCTTACATCATGCAGTCAAAAATCTTTGACGCTGCTGATGCTAACCTTACAGCTAATGATATCATCAAGGTAATTGACCTTCCTGACAACTCCATCGTTCTTGGTGGTTGTTTGGATGTTCTTGAAGCTGGTGGTTCTAGTGTGACTTTTGATGTTGGTACAACTGCTGACATTGATGTTTTCTGTGACGGAGTTGATGGAAACGCTGATGCTATCTACAACTTTCTTCCTAAAGCAGGAGGTATCAACATGGTTATAGCCGCTGATGCTATCCAAGTTAAAATCTTGGGTGCAGACTCTGCTGTAGTTCGTTTCCGTGTTATTGCTTTGGTTGCTGACATTGGTGACCCAACTAAGTTGGTTCAGACTGCTTCAGTCCAGACTGGCGTATAATACTAATCAAGGG